TAGAACCACCCTTACCATCAAAGATAAGAACTACTCTAGTCGGATTGAATTGGCGTATTTGAGAACCAATTGAATTTAATGAACCAATAACTCCACCCGTATGGTCACCATCCTCATTCATTGTAGGATTAGTAGTCCAACTACGGATGAAGGTATTTAGTCCATCAATGACAAGAACTCTACTATTACGCACTCTTAAGTGTGATGTCTCATGTTCTGATTCTACTTCGTTAAGAAGCTTTTTGTATAAGTCTTTCATTTATTTTGTAACCTTTTATTTTAATCCCCAATTACTTCTGAATCTACAACTAAGTTATCAGAATCTAGTGAATCTTTTTTGTATTGTAAAATTGTACCTTCGCAAATTCTTTTATAAATCTGCTCTTTTACTTCCGTATTGTTTTGTAATGTAGAAGGAAAATCTTTCGCTTGGAACTTAATGATTTCACCAGTATCAATATCAGTATATTCATACCACGCACCACTTTGTTTTACGATTGCATTTTCTTTCATCATTCCCAACCATGCTCCGTAGTTATCAATACCTCTATCAAAGAAGATATCGAAATCTGCTGAACGTAATGGTGGTCCCATACGATTCTTTACAACCTGGCATCTTACTTTGATACCAACAATTCTATCGTTACCATTTTCTTTCGCCTTAATCGTTCCCATACTCTTTAATCTTAAACGAACCGATGCATGGAAAGCGATTGCTTTACCACCCGATGTTGTCCAAGGGTCAGAGAATGGCATTGCGTTCATTTTCTGTCTTAATTGGTTTGTGAAAACTAGAGTGATTTTCTGTCTACCAATAAGATTTGTGATTTTACGCATTGCTTTGGAAATGATAATTGCTTTATCCGTAGCGTAACCATCCTTACCATAATCAGCTTCCATCTCCTTTTCAGTTGATGCTGCTGCTACTGAATCTACAACGATTGTTACATACTTATCTTTCGATGAAACTCTCACCTTTTCGATGATTGTTTCCGTATATTCAAAACATTGTTCAACAGTCTCAGCTGCTACATAAAGTAATTTGGTTGTATCTACTCCAATGGCTTCTAAGAATTCTCTACTTACGGCGTTCTCCGTGTCAATCAATACAGCGATACCACCTAACTTTTGTGTTTCGGCAAGTAAGTGAGCTGATACTAATGATTTACCACTTTGTTCTAATCCAGTAATTTCGGTAATTCTACCAACAGGCAAACCTCCATAAGGTCTATTAGAGATTGCCACATCCAACATTGATGCTCCAGTTGATACCCAACCTTCTACGTTTGTAGGGGAGTCATTGTTGTCCAAAAAGAATGCTACCTTTTGGTCTTTCGCTTGTTTGTTTAGGGAGTCCGCTAGCACTTCTGCTAAGTCCACTTCCTTAGTTGCTTTCGCCATATTAACTTATTTATTTTATGAATTGAAAAGGTCATCAAAAGCTGCTGCCACATCATCAACTTTTTTAGGTGATGCTGGTGTTGCTGGTTTTGATGGGGTTGTATCAAATGGTGCCTCATCTTCATCTTTAGCCGTTGATGATAGGGTTTGAGCAGATGCCGATACCTCATCATCAGAAGTTCCAGATGGATTTAACCAACCTTCTAATACATTTTTCAATTCTGCATAAGTTAATTCTGAATAAAGTTCAGTAATTTCCTTTTGGGAATTTAGAAACTTATCCGTTTCTTCTTTTGAAGTTGCCATTGGAGTTTCCTTTGGTTTAACACGGATAGTTGTTACAGGGTAAGAAGTACCACTGTCTTCAGCCGATACTACTTCAACAGTAATATCTCTACCTTCATTTGGGTCTGTAATATCACCATAATCAGGATCTGCCATATAACCAAGAATTTCTTGATATACAGTTTTTCCAAAGCCCCAAAAACGAACACCTTCACCTTCTTCACCTCTTACCAATACTGGTACGAAAGTTCTAAGTTTCGGCTCCATCTTTTTTGCAGCTTTCCAATCTTCCTTGTCACCCATTCTTTTAAGTTTATCAGCAAACTCAACAATAGGGTCGGGTCTACCAAAACTCATCGGAGATAAGTAAGATTTGTTGTTAATGTTGTAGTGAAAATAAAGTTCAATAAAAGGATTTTCTTTATTGAATTTGTACGGCACCAATCGGATTGTGTGTTTACCGGGTGCTGGTTTCCAAAGTTCTACAGTTGTTCTTTGGGTGTTTTGCAGTTTGTTAAGTCTGCTCTTAATTGCGTCTAAGTTAATAGCCATGTCTTTTAAGTTTTAAGAGTTTATGTTTTATGGTTTTATTTAGGTGAGTGTCCTTCACCTCCGTTACATTAATAAATATAATAGAAATACAAATATACGACAAATTATTCAGAATTCCAAATCTTTTTTGAAGTATATTTTATAGAGCTATTGGCATTTATATATGATTGTGGATATACACAAATATACGAAAAATAGTCGAGTATACCAAATAAAAAAGGGAGAATTTTTAGTTTCTCCCTTTTTTTATTTTTTAATCATTGATGTTAGTTTCGTTGATTCCGTTTTTCCTTTTGAAAATTTAGCTTTTAGCTTATCATATATCGGTTGGAATTCTTCTTTACTCATTTCACCTTTTAATAGTTTTTGAACTTCAGGCATTTTCATTAAAGCTTTTGTAACTTTATATGCTTGCTGTGGTTCTAAATCATTATCACCAGTTAATGCATCGTAATCAGGTTCAAAATATGGTTCACCATTGTAATTTGCAAATACAATTGACATTTTGCCATCATTGTTTGAACTTCCCACAGATAAAGTAATATAATTATCTTCATCATCGAAATCAGCATTTTTATCCATTATTTGCATAGGTCCTTCCCATCCACCCATACCACCACCGCTTTCACGTGTAGTTTCAAATCCATTACCTCTTAAATCCAATTCATCTTCAAGTGCTGTTTCTATTTTATTCAATCTATCAGATGTCAATTGAGGCCCTTCACCCCAGCTATCATCATCATCCCAATCATCATCGGCACCCTGTCCTTGTCTTTCACGTTCATCATCTTTCCAATAAGATTTATCATCATATTTGGATTTAGATGCTTTTGATGTATCAGCTTTAGGAGCCTCGCCATCTCTATCTTTTGCATAATCTCCACCAAACATATCATTTGGTTTTGTATCTGCTTTAGGATGTCCACCTTTTTCAGCTTTAGGGTCTTCGTGAGAACCAGCTTTGATTGCTGCATAGTATGAATCTTTTGACTTGAAGTGTACCAGCTTTCCGGTTTGTTTACTTCTTGCTGTAAAGTCTTCAGCTTCAAATAGTCTTTTTAAACTTATATTTGCCATTGTGTGTTATTATATTCTATAAATATACGAAATTATTTTTAATCTACCAAATTATTACGCTAACAAATGGTAATATTCTTTGAAATGTTTAATCCTGTCAGGTAACCCAATTGTACCACCATTTACTCTTTTAGTAATAGATGTTACCACAGTATCACCTGCTCCACCATCTGCCAATTTATTCAATCCATTTTTAGACCAGAACCAAGCTGCTGAAAGTAATGCGTAGTTACTACTAACTGCATCTGGATTTGATGCTATATCTTCACCAATTGCTTTACCAAATTGTGTGTAGTTATCTCTACCTGTTAATTGGATATATCCCCTACCTCTGAATTTGTATCCATCTCCACTTGCTTCCGAACCATTAGCCATACGATTTGCATACACTTTGTTTGCAATCTTTTGTGGTTGTCTAGCATAAGGAGTTGCTGCTGCTTCAGTTGGGAAATATTTCTTAAAGATACCAGCCAATCCTTTAGCTGAATAGTTTAGATTCTCTTGTGTTACTTTAAATCCACCACTCTCATGTCCGCATTGTGCTAAAAAGTGTGCTAATCTCAATGGAGTATTGATTTGGAATTTAGCTGCCGTATCAGGAATCATTTGGATAACTGCATCAGGAATATGTCCTCTCAATTTATCCAATTTCAATCCACCAACATTTGCCACAGGTTGAATTGGTGCTGCTGGTACTGGAGTTGATTCTCCCATTATCTTTGCCCAAGTTGCTGGTCCTACTATACCATCTGCGGTTAAACCATTCTTTGCTTGCCATTCTTTTACAGCTGCTTCAGTTTTAGGTCCAAAATTAGTTACAGCCGGCTCAATACCCAGCTTTTGTTGCATTAACTTAACATTTTCGTTGTTGTCTCCTTTTTTAAGTATCATAATGTTAATATTTAAATTATTTGTTTTTTGTAAAATGCCCAGAATTTACTAATTCAAAGGTACTTCCGTTTCTATCTATAAACTGCCAATAGGCTTCTTTTAATTCAAACCATTCATCAATGTGGTCTAATACTTGTGTTGGTGTAAAATCCGAACAACTATATAAATCAAATTGAAACATAGCTGGATTTTCATTATCCCAAACATGAATACTAGCATGCGATGTTGCTAGGGTTACAGTTCCAGTTA